GGACGATGCCGGCGGCGGCGAGCTGGTTGTGCTTGGCGGCGATCTCGACGGGCTGGTCGACCGAAGCGTCGAACACCAGCGCGGCCTTGGAGACGATGGCCGGACCGCGCGCGACCGCCACGCCGGTGGTGGCGCCGGCGGTGGCGTCGACCGCCTCGATCAGCACGGCGACCGCGGTCTCGGCGCCTTCGTCGCCCGCCACCGTGGCGGCCGGCGAGAGGCGATGGATGCCGGAGGCCGTGATCCTGCCGAGCACAGCGCCAAGCGGATAGGTGGTGCCGCCCTTCAGCGTCACGACTTCGCGGGTGTAGTTCCCGTTGAGCTCGTACTTGAGCAGGTCGCCGAGTGTCGGATCCTTGGTCAGAACGGGCATGGCGTTCGCTCCCGGTCAGTGCTGCGCGGCCGCGGCGCGCTCGCGCGCGCGCCGGACGATCGGGCTTTCCGATGTTCCATCGGATGCGGGATTGGACTTGGCGGTCAGGATCGCGCTTGCTTCAGCGCGTGCGGCCAAGGCGTCGAGGACAGAGCGGCGCAGCGCATGGGCAGAAATGCCGCGCCGGATGGCGTCGGCTGCATCCACCGCAACACCGAGGCGGGCGGCCTGTGCGGCCACCTCGGCGATTTCCGCTGCGGCGGCGCGCGTGGCCTGGTCCGGCGGTGCCGGCGCAGGCTCAGGCGGTGCGGTCTCGGACGCCTCTTGCGGCGGCTCGTGCTGCGCCTCCGTTTCGGGTGCATCATCGGGTTCGACCGGATGGGTCATCGTCCTTCTCCTGGCAGGGGTCTGGGTGGTGGCACTGCGCCGGCGCAGCGGCGGTGCCAAGGCAGCATTCATGTCGGCGAGCGCGGTCTCGACGGTGCCGTTGCGGTCGGCAAGACCGATCGAGACGCCTGCGCGGCCGCGATAGATCGCCGCCTCGGTGGCGCGCACGGCGTCAGGCGACAGCTTGCGATTGCGCGCGACCAGGTCGACCAACTCGTCGTAAAGCGCATCGACGTCCGCCCGGATCGCCGCGCGCGCGGGATCGGACAGAGGCGGGTGCGGATTGCCGTCGAGCTTGTGCGCGCCCGCATGGATGAAGGTCCAGGCGAGCCCGGCCTTCGCATCGGCGCTGCTCTGGTCAAGGTGCGCGGCGACGATACCGATCGAGCCCACTTCGCCGGTCCGGGTGACGTAGATGCGCTCCGCCGCGCTGGCGATCGCATAGGCCGCCGAGGTCGCGCTCTCGCTCGCGACCGCCCACAGGGGCTTGCCGGCGGTGGCACGCAGCGAAACCAGCCGGTCGACAAGATCGAACATGCCAGCGACCTCGCCGCCCGGGGAGTCGATCTCCATCACCACGCCGCGCACCGACGGATCGGCCAGCGCGTTCTCGATGGTGTCGCCGACCCCGCCGTAGACAGAGGCGCCGAACAGCTCCGTCAACCAGTCGTCGCGCGCAACCAGCGGACCCAGCACCGGCACCACCGCGATGCCGGCATCGGTGACGGCATAGCCGCGACCCAGCGTTGTCCCGCTGTTTCGGGGCGCGAGGGCAACGTGGCCAGCCGCAAGCAGCGCTTCGAGTGCGCGCGGCGCGATCGCCAGCGGGCGGCTCCCGAGCCGCGCCCCTAGTAGGCCGGCAGGGTCGGCGTAGCCGAGCTGGGAGTTGACCACAGCGTTCCAAGCGATCATATTCTAGCCAGTCTTTCTGTCTAGATTGAGGATGACCATGGCTGGGACCTCCTGGTCCGTGCAGGACGCCAAAAACCGCTTCAGCGCCCTGGTGGCGGCTGCTCGCCGCAGGCCGCAGATCGTCACCAAGCACGGCAAGCCTGCCGTGGTGGTGGTGGACGCGGCCGAGTACGAGCGGCTGCAACGCCTGGAGCGCGCAAAGGCACCCAGCTTCGCCGACGCATTGCTCGCTATCCCGCAGGGAGGCGAGGAGTTCCCTCGCCTGAACGCCCGCATGCGGGACGTCGAGTTCTGATGTACCTGCTCGATACTGTCGTCGTGTCGGCGCTGCGCCGGCAGGATCGTTTCCCGAACGTCGCGGCCTGGGTTCGCAAGCAGCGCACGGCCGACTTGTTCCTGAGCGTGATCAGCGTCGGCGAGATCGAGCAGGGCATCGCTCGGCAGAGAGCTGCCGATGCGGCGTTTGCCGACACGCTCGCCAAGTGGCTCGACTGGATCCTATCAGTCTACAGCGACCGGATCCTCCCCTTCGATCTCGGATCGGCACGAAGGTGGGGCAGGCTCTGTACCACCGTGGGGAACGAGAGCGTAGACCTCATGCTTGCGGCCACCGCGCTCGAACACGGGCTGACCATAGCGACGCGGAACGTCTCGGATTTCACGCCAACCGGCGTGGCCGTTGTCAACCCGTTCGATCCTCCGCGGCGTCGATAGGTGCGGCGCCGCCTGGCGGCATGCCATTGAACACCAGTCCGAGCCTTTGCTCGCGCGCGCGATCGGCGGCGATCTCGGCATCGACCTGGTCGGCGTCGTAGCCGCGCTCGGCAAGGGCTTGCGTCCGGCTCTTGAGCCCGGCCTGGATCTGCTCGATCTCGGCGCGCGCGTCCTTCAGCGGATCGACCCAGTCCCAGCGCGGCGGCAGCCAGGCGCACCCGATCCAGTCGCGGCGGCGTGCCTCGTAGTCAGGCAGCTTGAGCGCGCCCGCCATCACCGCCGTGTCCATCCAGCGCACCCAGACGCGCCGGCAGAGCTGCCAGACCATCACCGCATGCTGATACGCGTCGACGCGGCGGCGGAACTCGAGGAGCGCGAGCCGCGAGTTCGAGTAGTTCGCGCGCACCATGTCGTTGGAGAGGTAGGCGTAGGGGATGCCCAGCGCCGCCGAGACCTGCAGCAGCGTGCGGTACTGGAACGGCTCGTAGGTCTGGCCGACGTCGGCCGGCGCCGAGGTCTGGATCTCCTCGCCCGGCTCCAGCATGACGATCTGGCCAGGCTGCAAGTCTATCTGCCGTTCGCCGTCCTGGTCCTTGCTTTCAGCGACATCGAACGGCTCGGCCGGCGCCGGGGTGGTGATGAACAGGGCGTGCATCGCCGCGACCTTCTTCCGATCGAGCTCGGCGTCATCGTACTGGTCGAGCAGGAAGAGCTTGACGATGCCTGGGGCGAAGCGGGAGATGCCGCGCAGCTGCCCAGCGTCGACCGGATCGATCACGTGGATCACCTCCGCGGCCGGCACGCGCACGGTCTCGCCTGCGAGCCCCGGATCGGTGGTGTCGCCTGGATGGCGACGCAGAAAGTGATAGGCTACCCTCCGTCCGATGCGATCGAACTCGATCCCTTGACGGATGACGTTGCCGTTGGGGGCGACTTCGTTCCGGTTGAGCGGCAGCATCTCCGAGGGCAGCATCTGGAGTTGCAGCGGCACGACGAGCCCGTCTTCGGGGCGGCGGGGGCGAAAGCGCAAGAACACCTCACCGGCGATGAACACTTCGCGCGCAACCCGGCGCTGCTGGCCGTAGAAGTCGGTGAAGCCTTCGGCATCGCTTTCGTCGGTCCAGTCGAGCCAGAGCCGCTGCACCTCGGCTTTGATCGCGCTGTCGGCGATCAGGGAGGACGGCTTGATGCCGCTGCCCACCACGTTACCGGCCCAGGACTCGATGGCGTTCAGCGCGTAGCCGTTGTTACGCACGAGCCAGCGGGCGCGCGCGGTGATGTCCGCACCGGCAGCCGCGATCAGGGTGTTCAGATGCGCTCGGCTCGGCTGGAAGTGGCGCAGCCGACGGCCCGCCTCCCCAGCCTCAAAGCCTCCAATGAAGGCACCGACGCGCCGACGCCAGCGCGAGAGCGTGGCCAGCATCCGAGCCTACAGCCCCTTGCTCGCGGCGGTGTGGACGATCCGCCGCCGCGCACCAGCAGAGGCATCGGCGATGCGGCGTTCGAGATCGGCGATCGCCGCGGCCATCTCGGCATCAGTGGCGTAGGTGATGCGGCGGCCCTCGATCTCGACTGTGCGCACCCCGCGCCAGCGCGCCTCGAGCAGCGCCTCGCGCCGCGCCATCATCTGCTGGATGTTCACGGCATCACCTCAGCGCAGATAGGACGGGGTGAACACGCGCCGGCCGCGCGGCGCACGGCGGCGGAGCACGCCGGCCGAGGGTGGCACGGGATCGGCAGCATCCGACTGTTGGGGCGCTGACGCAGACACGGCATCGCGGTGTCTGGGCGCGACGGGGTGCCCATTGCGCGAGCCCGATGGGAGCCCGACCTGCGCCTCGAGATCACGCCACGTCACCTCGGTCCAGCGATCGGCTCCGGCGATCCAGGCCGCGGCGCGGGCATAGACGCGACAGTCGAGGACCTCGTTGCGCTCCCTCAGCTTCTGCCACTCGAGCCGGGCGAAGCCGCGCTTCGTGCGCACGCTCACCAGCTGCTCGGCGACGAGCTGCTTCACCCACTCCGCTTCCATCCCCCGCGGCAGGTGGACGTAGCCGGGCGGATAGGCGGTCCCCGCGGTGAGCTCCTCGTCCGTCGGCCGGCTCAGTCGCAGAAAGCGGTAAGTCTCGCTCTTGAAGGTGGCGACGGCGACGGTCCAGAGCCGCACACCACGGCGCAGCTTGCGTCCGCCCTGGGTCACATCGACGTAGCTCGGGCCGACGATCGGCGCGACGCGGTTGAACCCGTCCACGCCCTTCACCGGCACGACCTGGGCATGTCCGGCGCGGCGCGCCCAGGCATAGACCGCAGGCGCCTCGTAGCCCGTGTCAATGGCAAGCTTCGCCAGGCCCAACCGCGCGCCGCTCGCGTGACCCGTCGGCCAGGTCTGCCCCAGCAGCGCCGTCAGCCTGGCCCATGTCTCGGCACGCTCGGGACCGCCATCGATCACCACGTGGTCGACGAACCAGCTCTCAAGGCCGCGCCCCCAGGCCCAGATCGAGACCTCGATGCGGTCGCGCTGCACGTCTGCGCCGGCGGTGAGGAACAGACCGCCAGCGGGCACCGTGCCGATCGGCCAGTCCTCACGCCGCTCGTAGAGCCGCTGCCAGTCCGGCGCCTCGCCGCTCTCCTGCCAGGTCTCGCCGAGCACCGTGTTCTTGAACGTCTTGATCGCACGGTCGTCGCCCTGCGCCGCCTCCCAGGACCGGGCGATCTCGCTCCAGGCAAGCCAGCCGACCGGCGAGTAGAGCGCCGAGATGTGGAAGCCGATCGTGTGCGGATCGTCCGATACGGCCGTGGCGCGCCATTCCCCTGCGGCCAGCATCGCGGTCTTGTGCTGCTCGCCGATCGGATACTCGCACGCCTCGCACAGATACCGCGCGCTTTCCGGTTCGCCCTTCCGCCAGACCAGCCGCTCGAAGCGCAGCCACTGCATCGCGTTGCAGCGCGGACACGGCACGAAGAAGCGGCGCTG